CTTGATGTCACCATTATCATCCTCAACCCAGCTATATTGGACATTGTCACCATCGATTCCAAAAACTAACGTTTCTGGTGTGATAGTGTGGATATATGGCCATGCGTTTTCACCAAGCTCTTCAGTATCCTTGACCGCCGTTCTTAGCTTTTCGCGCAGATCATTGAGATCGCCGCCTTCCCATGCTTCGGCTATTGCGGCGCGGCCGACTATGCCAAGCATGGGAATAAGTAATTTTAGCTTGCTCATGCCTCAACCTCATGTTTTGTGCCGTCAACCAGAACCACGCGCCAGCCAGTATCGGTTGGCGTGGCGGCCAGAACATCATCCGGCTTTGGTGTTGCGGCCTTGACGATTTTTTTGACAGGATTGCCATTGTCATCAACGCCGTCATCCTCGACACGCTGAACCTTGATGCCAGCGGTGGCCAAGGCTTCAGCCGCCGCGGTGCGGCTTTCAAGACTGGTAGATTGGTCATTATCAGTTGATGCATCTGCTGGTGCTACATCAGCCGGATTGGTGACTGGCGGCACATCCGCACCAGTCAATTTGGCGATAGCTTTGTTGATCTGCGTGGTGATTGAACCTTTGACTTGCGGCGTCAGCGTGTTGCTATCCAAGCCAGCCACGGTCTCTTTTAGTTCAGCCATATCGCTTTGAAGCTTTTTCACATCTTCGACTATACTGCCGTAATCAACGGGGGGGTCTGGTGCTTCTGAATTATCATCAGGCGTTGTTACCGGATCATCATTCTGATCTGGCGTTTGATCATCATTCTGATCTGGTGGTGTTTGGCTTTTTTTGGCCATGTCGCACTCCATCGTTTGCGTGAATTCGATTTGCTGAAACCCAATATGCCAGCACTTGCACGGCTATTGGTGACGTCAGATGACGTCACCCGCGCCACATGAAATGGCGTTATTTTCAAGATTACGCTTTATGAAAAGGGGTCTAATATGGACTGGGATAATCTTGGCAATGTGTTGCTCAAGCAAGGATTGCCACTACTCGCGGGCGCGATCAATCCGGCCATTGGCGTTGCCGCCAAACTGTTGGTCGGTGAACTTGGCGGTGACGCCAATGATCCAGACGCGCTGGCCAAGCTGGTTGGTAATGCCGACACCGACGCCATCAACCGCTTAAAAGAACTAGAAGCACGGCACAAGCATCAGTTGGAAGCGCTGGCTATCGAAAATGACACAGCCCGATTGCGGGCAATCAACAAAACCATGCAGATCGAAGCCAGATCAAATGATGCCTATGTCCGGCGGTGGCGGCCGACTATTGGTTATGTCTTTGGCTATCAGATGTTCATCGCGTTCAATGCCATTGCTTATGTCATTGTCTTTGATCCAACGCACGCCGAAAAGGTCATCACCGCCTTTGGCTCATTGTCCATGATTATCACCGCCGAAATGGCCGTGCTTGGCATCAGCGTCGTTCAGCGCTCTAACGACAAGAAACTGGCCGCTGGCGTGCCACATACTGGCATGGTGAAAACCTTAATCAAAACATTTGGCGGAGCCGCAAAATGAGCATTTACCAATATGCCATGCTGACGCTAGCAACTTTCACCGCGATCATCATACCGGTTGTTACATTAGGGCATCGTTATGGCCGCCGCCTGACCAAGCTGGAAGCCCAACAAGATGCCGCCGCTGAACGCCAAGACAAGCACGAAGCTGACACCGACGCCCGGATCAAGCGCATTGAAGCCGATATGAATTCACGGCCAGACAAAAGTGACATTGTCGAATTGCGCGGCGCCATCAACACGCTGGCTGAAGGCGTTAATGGCGTCACCAAGGTCGTTGAAGCACAAGGCAAACAGCTTGGCCGCATCCATGACTTTTTAATGAACGATAGAGGGGTCAAATAATGGATTACGTCCAGCTACTCGCACAAGATCGCCGCCTAAGCATTTTGCGCCTGCTCAATGACAGCGGCGGCGGCCTTAATGACTCGATTGCACAATCGGCACTGGATAGCCTTGGTTTGCCGTCGGCGCGTGAAGATATCCGCGACGATTTTGAATGGCTGGCTGAAGCTAAGCTGGTGGTGCATGAAGCTGTCTCGCCGACGCTAGCGACCGTCAAAATCACCCAGCGCGGCGTCGATGTTGCCACTGGCCGCGCCCGCATCAAAGGCGTCAAGCGGCCAAGTCCGGAAGTCTGATATGGCCAAAAAATCCACCCTTCGCGCACTACCACCCGCCATACTCGAACAAATCAACTTCATTCTGGCAAATGACCAGATGACGATTGATGAATTGACCGAATATCTGGCCAAGGTTGGCCATGAGAAAAGCCGTTCGGCGGTGGCGCGCTATTCAAAGAAATGGCGGGCGACGACCGAGAAAATACGCCAGACTCGTGAAATGACCGAAGCGCTGGTTGGCGAAATCGGTGAAAGCGCGATGCAAGGCCAGCAAGGCCGCTTGCTAGTTGAGATGGTGCAAAGCCTGATGTTCAATTTTATGAATGATGAAGATGCCACGGCTGAAATCCAGTCAAACAATCTGGCACAATTGGCACGCGGCGCTAAAGAACTGTCACAAGCCTTGCGCTCGAACCAAGACTTTGAAACCAACATCCGCAAACAGGCTATAGCTGACGCCGCGGCAAGCATGGAAACAACCGCCCGCAAGCGCGGTGTTGATGAAGATATTATCACCGCGATCCGGCGCGTCATGGAAGGTGACAATGGCCAAGAAAGCTAACATTACCAAGCCCGTGCGTGTTTTTGATCTGTTGGCATATCAAGCCGCATGGGTGCGGGATAATGCGCCGGTTAAGGTCGTTGAAAAAGGCCGCCGCATTGGTATCAGCTGGGCGGAAGCCTATGATGACACACTCCATGCGCTGGCTGGACGTGGTAGCATCTATTACCAGTCTTATTCCTATGACAACGCTAAAGGTTTTATTCGTGATTGTGTCTACTGGCTAGGTGTCATTGGCAAGTTTGAAGCCGCCATCGAAGAATATAGTTTTATTGATGCAGACCCGCTTGATCCAAAAGCTGAAAGCGTCAATGTCAGTGCCGCCAAAATCGAACTGCCAAATGGCAAGGAAATTGTCGCTATGACATCCGCACCGCGCCAGTTCAGGTCACGCGGCCGCGCCGGTGATCGCGCCGTCGTCGATGAAGCGGCATTCGTCAATGACGTTGACGAAGTGATCAAGTCGGCACTGGCATTTGTGATCTGGGGCGGCTCTGTCAGGATCATCTCGACGCATAATGGCGTGGCCAATCCATTTAACCGGTTGATTGAAGACATACGTGATGAACGGCTTAACTACAGTCTGCACACAATCCCTTTTGATGATGCTGTTGATCAAGGCTTAATGCGCCGGACTCTTGAAGTTATCAATAGCGCCGCACCCGCCAACAAACAACGCCCGATAAATGACAATGCGGAACGTGAACTTTACAACCAAATTTTTGAAATTTACAAAGCCAACGCGGCTGAAGAATTGCAATGTATTCCGGCGGCTGGATCAGGTGCCTATTTTGACCGGCAAGACATTCGCGCCAACATGAAATCTGATTGTGGTGATCCGGCGCTTTATGCTGGTGGTCTTTGCTATGTCGGCGTTGATCTGGCGCGCACCCGGCATAAATGGGTTGTCTATGTCGGCGAAGACATCAACGGTCGCTTAATTGTGCGTGAAAAAATCACGCTTAGCGACGCCAGCAAGGCCAATCAGGATGCCGCCATCAAGGGCATATTTGCGCGCTATAAGATAGCCAAACTGAAGGCTGACGCGACCGGCATGGGGATGGGATATGTTGAGGGTTGGCAAAGTGATATTGACCGCAACCGCATCGATGCAGTCACATTTACAACCAGCGTGCGCCTTTATATGGCTGATCTGCTTCGTACATGGTTTGAAGACCGGCGCATTGATCTGGATGATGACACCAGCCTGCTTGACGATGCGGCATTGTTCCGCACAAAAATAACGCCAACCGGCACCACTCAACTAATCGTTGACGAAAACGCCAATGGTCATGGTGATGCTATCTGGGCGCTAGCGCTGATGGTCGCGGCGGCCGCTGAAGGCGGCATTGAACCAGCTGGCATGACGATTGGCCGCGCCAGCGGCAATGACGATCTGGATGACCTTGATGATGAACAGGATTTGCGCGGCCGGATGATTGGCCGACGTCCGCTAACCGCACGATAAAGGATTGCATATGCTTGAAGGATTTAAACACCGCATCATTACCGGCCTTGGCGGTATTCCGAACACGCCAACTGGCCTTCGCACCGCGGCTGATCAGGTGCTGGCCGAAGCCAGACTAATTGCCGAAGCCGCCGCCACCCAAACACGCGCGGGGCTTGAACGCGAAGATAAAGGCTGGCAACGCTTGTCTGGCGGTGCGCCAGCCGGTCTTGGCGGTTTCACGCTTGACAGCCAGCGCAATCACGCCATGCGGCTTTGGCATTACAGCCCGCTTGCCCGCGGCATTATTGAAATCAGCCTTGGCTTTCAATTGGCCGATGGCGTGACATTCACCGCGGCTGATGAATTCGACCAAGCCATCGTCGATCAATTCTGGCGGCACCCAGTCAATAATTTTGACACTAACCTAACCAAGCGCGTGCGCTCTATCATGCTGACTGGCGAAGCGTGCTGGCCAGTCTTTACAGGCGAGATCAACGGCCTGCAACGCATCGGCGATCTACACCCATCATTGATCAAGGAAGTAATACCTGATCCGGATAACAGCAATCAGGCCATCGGTGTCGTCAAGCGCCAGACTATGCATCATCCTGAACGCATTTACCGGGTTATCAATATTGGCGGCGATGAAATGTTTTCACCAACCGCGCTGGCCATGCGTGCGGGTTGGAATGATGGTGAATGCCATTTCTTTGCCATCAACAACGTCGCTGGCTTGCGCGGCACTGGTGATCTGTTGCCAGCCATCGACTGGATTGAAGCCTATGAGCATGCGCTATTTGGCGAATTGGAACGCTGGGCATTGTTGCGCTCATTCATTTGGGATGTGACCGTGCAAGGTGCGGATCAAGCCGAACTTGACCGCCGCGCCGAAAGCTTTAAACAGCCACGGCCGGGCGATGTGCGTATGCATAATGAAGCTGAAACATGGACGGCGCTAGCACCTGACCTTGGCTCATACGAAGTCAGCAACATCACGCGGCTATTGCGTAACCACATTCTGGCGGCGCTGGCCTTGCCCGAACACTGGGTTGGTGGCGGCGGTGACGTGAACCGTGCAACGGCGGGCGAAATGGATGAACCGACGTTAAAAGTGCTGACCGCGCGGCGCAACCTGATCCATGAATGGATTTTGACAGTCCAGCGATACAACATGGCCTCACAACTTGGCGCTATCGGCCATGTCGGCATCGATGAGCGGATCAATGCGGTCAATGTCAGCATGCCTGAATTGTCATCACCTGATGTTGCCAAACACTCAACAGCGCTGGTGCAGACAGCCGCCGCGGCAATGAACCTGAAGACCAGCGGCATGATAACCCACGAATATGCCTTGCGCCTGATCACGGTGATGGCCGAAAAACTAGGCGTCAAAGTTGACGCTGAACAATTGCTCAATGATGCCCGCGCCGAAGCTGAAGCCACCAAAGCGGCGCAAATGGCCGATGATGATTTTGGCGGCGCTGGCTATGGCGCTGATCCGGAACCAGTCGATGCCGACTGATCCACGCACTAAAGCATTCATCAAAGCGCGTAGCTTTCAACTGAAGCGCATTGTGGCACTCGACAAGGCCACGGCACGCCATGCGCATCAATTGATGATCGCGGCGCGTCAGCAGATATTGGCGATGCTGGCGGGCGAACTGACAGCATTTCAGGCGCACCGGCTTAGCCAGCTTCAAGCTAGCATCAAAACCGAAATGGACGCGCTTGGTCTGGCGCTGGCAAGCGCAAGTGATCAGGCGATCAATAACGCCGCTGATCTTGGTTCTGATCTTGTCACCGCACCATTGGCGGCTGGTGGCATCACTATCCAAAGCAATCTGAATACCGCCGCGGCCGAACAGGTGCTGGCAATCCGCGCTTTTACGACCGGCAAGATCAAAGGCATCACATCGGCGGCGGCCGATGACATGTCAAACCAGCTAGCGCTTGTGTTGATGGGGGCATCAAACCGCACCGCCGCGGTCAATTATGTGCAACGTACATTCACCGATAGCCGCAAACGTGCCAACCGGATCGTCAACACCGAACTTGGCCGCGCCTATTCCACCGCCGCGCAAGACCGCATGGATGCCGCCGTTGATGCCGGTGTTCCAATGCAGAAACAATGGCGGCGATCCGGCAAGCTGAAATCACGCCGCGATCATGACAATGCCGATGGCCAGATCGTCGATGCCAATGCGTCATTCGTGATTGGCCGGTCTAAAGAAAAGCTTCGCTATCCGCGTGATCCGCGTGCGCATATTAAACAAACCATAAATTGCGGATGCACGGCTTTGCCATACATGGCCGACTGGCCGATGGAGCACCCGCTAGGCAAGCCATACACGCCTGAAGAACTGGCACGCCTTGGCGGCACCACCGCCTGATTACCAGATAATCAATCAACTGATAGCGTTTAAACACCGTTTAATTGCGTTTAAAACAGGCCTTAATGATATTTTGTGAAGGGATTTATGTTTAATGAGCCAAGGCCGCCCAGCGGGCGAATTTGGGCGATTATGCGTTATAGGTGTTTTCGCGGATAATCCGGCCAACCCATATTCGTGACATCAGCAATTGATGTGCGATGTCATCAGGATTAGCGCCATTATTGTAAAGGATCGCGGCGCGTGTTGATTTGGCCGCTGGAATTTCGATTGTTATAGCACGGCGCGACCATGTCCGGCGGACTTCATCAACGTCATCCAGAATGGCTTGTGCGTGATCGCCAAGGAGCCGGATCATGGTTTCGCCGTGCCGCATTTTTGACCAGTCTTTGACGTCGCGCGGAAAGCTGACATTCTTGCCAGCCAGCCGTTCGGATACAGTCAGCGCAATATCCATGCCCGCATGCCGCGCGATGATCGATAGCGGCATCGTCAAGGCTGGCACATGAATGGCGCGGCGGCGCGGATTAGTCATCGCTTTCATCCCTTTCTACCTGAACGCGGCGGAGCCATTCACCTAGTTCGCGGATCGCCTGATCCAGCTTTTCATCTGAAAGCAAGTGAACCGATGTGACGTGGCTTGAGTATCCGGCGTTCGATAGCCATGCATCCAGCGCGGCGCGGTCTTTGATGCGCACCGCGCCAAGGTCGGCCAGCTTGCGCCATTGCGCCAGCACCACGGCATCCCGCGGCGACATCACAACCATTTGCATCTGGCCATTAATTGGTTTTGGAAATTTGGCATCCCAATGCACACCGCCAGCCCGCGCAAGCCAGCTTTTCAAGGCCTCGATCACCACCAGCCAGTCCGCGCGAACCCAGCTTGTACTGTCAACGCCGGTCTGGCGCTTGACGAAAGCGCGGAATGCATGTTCGTCGTTGCGGGTCAGCAAGCCAAGATGCCACGCCGAATGCCACAAAGCGCGGGCTTTCATTTCTTCAGGCCGCTTGGTGCATTTACGATTGCCCGCCAGCACGTCACAAACTTGGTTCAATTCCTCAAGCGTTAAATGCGCGGCTGAATTCTTGCCGGTTTCCCGGATCAGTAATGCCCGGTAGGTGTCATCATCAAGATTGGTTTCTTTCTTGCGCACATGCACCAGCTTGATCAGGCGATGACGTTTTGCCATATCTTGCTTAGCCAGCGTCATGACGCGCCGCCATCCATGTCATCATCAGCTAATAGCGCGTTAATGACCTTGTCGATTTCGCGGTCGGTGAAGCTAACAAAACACACGTCAACATCATCGGTTACGGCGATGCCTGATTTTTTCAGCACTGATGCGGGCTGGTTGGCCACCGCATCCTTGATCAGCTTTTCGCTAGTCTGGATCAGTGCTTCGGCATCATCGCCAAGGTGGCGGCGCAACAACTTGATGCTGTTGTCCTGATCGGCAACCGTGATCGTGCCGCGCTGTTTCTTATAACCAACTTTGACGCCGCTAAAAATCTGGCTCTTTGGCTTAACAAACCAATCTGGATTTTTGACAACGTCATTGATCAGCGCTTGGCGTTGTGACTTTAACCGCCGCACCAATTGCCGGATTTTTGACCGATGCTTGGCCTTGATCGCCTCGATGTCGGTGTTAAGCGCATCAACCTCGACTGACAGGGCGTCACGCGTGGCGGTTAGCTGAATACATTTATCTTCAATTGCTTTCATTGGTCACTATCCTTTGGTGGTTGTAAAATCAAAATTCCAGTGTCTGGCTTGATTGATAGCTATAGGCTTGCTTCAGGTGATCCAGCCCCAATTGCTGGCCAGCCGCATTGGCAACCGCGCACGCCATCTGCACCACTTCATCAAGCACCCGCAAATGGCCGCTCTTAGCCGCCATACGCATGAGATATGAGCGCATAGCGCCATTGGTGATGCCCCATGCCTCAATCACCGCGTCGATATCCTCTTCACGCGCTTTTGGCCGTGTCAGGCGCATGCCGATCCGGCTAGTTAGTTGCGCAAATTCAGCTTGCGTGCCATCACCCGCCAGCCGCAAATTCAGGCCTTCATTACCAAGCACCGCGATGCCGCAACCAAACAGGTCGCGGATTGTGCGCAACTGATCCAGTGCCTTGGTTGATAGATGCTGGGCTTCGTCAATGATCAGCAAGCCTTGCTTGTCTTTGACATAGCCACCGATCCGCCGCATCCGGCTTCCTTGCCGGTTGTGCGATAGGTTGAATGTGTCGATGATTTCATCAAGCATATGGGTGGGGCTTTGCGTTACCGGTTGCATCGTGACCAGCCATACATTCGGATTGTTGCCCGCGTAATGTTCAGCCGCCAAGGTCTTGCCGATGCCAGGTGCACCGCAAAGCACAACATATTTGGCCAACGTTTGCGCGTATGTCAGCGCCGTTAAAAACTCGCTTGCTGATAGTGTTTCAACAAAGTCAGGCCGCACGACCTCTTTGGTGCGCGTCTTGGTGCACTTGGTCTGGTTGTCCAGCCATGTTTCGATGGCAACGGCGACCTTGTCTGCATCGCCATTGTATGTGCCGTTGATGAATTGGCTGACAACCGTTTTGCTATAGTCGATCTCTCTAGCCAATTTACCTTGCGAGATAGCGCCAGAGTAAAGCGCTGTTTGCAGGCGTTCGCGCAATGCGGCATATTCGCCCGCTGGTACTGGTGCCATTTCAACGTCGGCGCGTGGATTGATTTCTGATTGGGATGTCATGCTGAATTATCCTTTATGCTGTTGTGAAGGTTGTTTAGAAAATCGCCACCTTGCCCCTGATCTGGCGCGGCTGATGGCTGGTGAAGGCGTATGATTTTTGGGTCGGTTGCGGCGGGCAAACCAAGGTCTGGCAAACGCGCTGTTAGCTGTTTAGGCGTTAGGCGTTTTTCAAGCGCCACCATTTCGGCATTCAACTTGGCACGCTTGCGCCGGTCAATGCCGTGCTGGCGGGCATCGGCCATGTTCTCGAAACCGGCATCTTCCAGCAATGCGGCGGTGCCAAGATAGTCGCCTTGCGTGCCATAGATATGCGCATCCTGATGCAAGGCTTCCGGATCAAACCGGACAATGACGCGGCGGCCTCTGATCTCATTCATCCACGCCGACCAATAGCGATTGCCCGCGATCTCAACCATGCCTGACTTGCGGCTGGTGGTGATCGGCTGGCTGGCCAATAGCGCCAGCCGCAATTGTGCTTCGGTCGCGCGCCGGATCGGCGATGCTGCGACTGACGCGGCAAATGCATCATCAAAGCTATCAACGCCGCGACAAACCGGTGTCCGGCGTGCGGGCTTGGCGTTATGTTGATTGATGCCATCACGAACAACAGCCATGAATGTGTCCAGATCAACTGGCTTGTTGCCGCCGCGATCAGGGCGGTTGTCCGGCTTATTGCCAACATAGGCACCGGCAAAGGCTGGGTGGCGGGCAATGTGATCCGCCATATCCCTGAACGCGCGTTCAATCGGCTTTGACTGGCCGGAATATGGCAAGGTGAATTTGGCGGTGATGCCTAGCGTCTTCAGCAAGCCAGCCGGTTCTTCAGGCTTGACCTTGAACCGGAACCGGTTAGACGTGCCGCCGGTAATCGCCTTGCTGGCAAACGCGCGGCCATTATCCATGTATATCGTGTCCGGAAGCCCATGATCGCGGAACAGATCAGCTAGCATCAGCCGCACGGTCAGCGCGTCTTCATCACGCGCGATCCGCCATGACAACATCTTGGCTGAATAGACATCTTGTGCCGCAATCATCATTGGCCGTCCGGTCTTGCCATCCGGCCAGCGCACCATGACATCCCATCTATGGCCATCGATATTGACAGCTTGCAAGGCATGCATGCCGGTCTTATCGCGGCGTTGTGCTGGCGTCAGCGTCTTGACCGCCTGTTCACCTTTACGCGCCGCCACAATCACCGCATCAGGCACATCCGCTTTGAAGCGCCGCCATAGCGTGCGCGATGTCGCAATCTGCCAGCCATGTTCGCCAGCCGACAATTCCAGCCGTGCATAGCAAGACTCCCAGCTTGGCTGTTCAGGGCGCAAGTAATCCGATTTGATAAAGTCATAGGCCGCCGGATCAGTAACCGTCTGGCCGCCGCGACGCCCGGTCTTGGCATCTGGCACCAGCCATGCTGGCCAGTCAGCCACATCGATGCCGCGCACCAGCGCCGCCCAGCGATATACCGTTCCGGTGGCAACATTGACTTCGGCCGCAACCATTTTGGTCGCCGCGGTGCGGTTCAAACCGCTGGCGCTTAGATCGTCAATGCGTTGCAATGCCGCGGCGCGGGCTTCAGCTTGCGCCTTTATGTCATCGGTGCGGCGCTCATAAGCCGCCCAGACCGCCGACCGTGATGGCTGATCGGGATCTGATTTTGGCACCGTCATCTTCACCGCGGCGGCATCTGGCAACAAGCTGACGTGATAAAGAACCCTATTGCCAGACTGGCGCATGGCGGGCTGGCCATCTGGCGTTTCGCGGGCTTGCCAGTTTTCGCGGTCGGCTTTCAGTTGAACGCCGCGCTTGGTGGCGGGCAATCCGGGCAAGCGCTGATCGGCTATCTGCTTGGCTGTCATCCAGTCGGTCATGACTGCCCCCCGCGATCATCCATAGTTTGCGCTGCGCCAGATGCGCCAAGGCCGGAAAGTTCAGCCGTGTCAATCCGGCTGACGCGGCCAAAATCGTCAAAACTATCGGCGCTGGCATCATCAACAAAACCGCCGCAATTAGATGGCAGATCAGCACTAGGCTTTGGCGGTTTGACATGGCCAACACCGCGACACGCGCGGCAATGATCATCCTTGCCGTTTGCTTGTAATTTGTCGTTTCTGAATGCGCGATTTGGCTTGGTGATGTTGCAGATTATGCATGTCAAATGCGTAGCAATATTGGCCTTGGCGGCGTCACATTTTTTACACCGGCGGGCAATACGATTGTTGCGCACCTCATAGTCATCACGGCTTTTTAGCACATGGCAAATAACGCATTTTGTGCCTTTCGGATTGCGCCGCCGCCACTCATCATTTCGCTTACAATCGTTACAGTAACTACGCCAGCCAGACTTGTTCAGATCGTATGGCCTGAAAGGCGTTTCATCAGGTTTGCGGCGGCAGATGTAACAAGTCACGTCAGTCATTGGCGGCACCTGTGATTTTGATGCCGGTGCGCGCTTCGATGGTGCCAGCCGCGCGCGCTAGCAAGGTACGCAATTGGTCATCAGCCAGACCCATCATCGCGTTTAGCGCCACGGTCAACTTGTCTGGCTTGGCTAGGGCTGGTGCATTGGTCAGCATGCGCAATGCACCGGCAACATTCGACGCCTTGCCAGCAATAATCATGTCGGCAATCTGGCGTTGCAATGTCGGTGTTTCGCGCGAAAGCCGGTAAAGCTGGCCAGCATTATTGGTGAATTTGGCAGGTGCATTATCGCGCAAGTCAGCGGCGACTTCCGGATCAATTCGGCGTTCGATGGACAACAACCGATAGATGCTGGCACGACTCATGCCAACCTGTTCGGCGGTGATATGGCTGAACGTACCAGCCACATCGGCGCTGGCTGATTTTAACGCCGCGTCAAGCTTTGACGCCTGACTCGCTGTCATTATATTGCTGTTTTTATGTGATAATATCAAAGTCGCACGGTGCGACTTTGATTTTTTGACCGCCGCCGATTTGCGGTCGCCGCCATGTCCATAGCCATGCACGGCTTCCCAATTTTGCAACCTTGATGCAATTAACCTTGCTTTGTCAAGCACTGGCAGATCACGCCGTGCCAAATTTTCGTCAATCTCGATGATTTCAGCTTCAAGCTGGCTGATCGTGCGGACAATCGCATCTATCTGATCACGGCCAAGCCCGCGCATGGCTTCAATCCGTTGCAGGCCGCTGACCAGCTGATAGGGCTTGTCACCACCGCCAACACGCCGGACAATCACCGGCTGATGCAATCCAGACCGGCCGATGCTCTCAACCAGTATTTCGACTTGTGCAGGATCAATGCCCCGCAAGCGATCACGGCAATCAATATCGGCTATGGCGATGGTCTGAATGGCGGGGGATGTTGGCATGATAACTCCGTGAATAGCTATTATGTCTTGGCTTCGGTCACTAACACGCCATATTCAAACGCGGCGCAGATCAGCCGTGATCGCTCGGATGGCCGCGGCGGCAATATGTCAAAGCGTTTGCACAAGCTGACATAGGCATCTTCGATTTCACGTAGCTGGCGTCCATAAGTGCCGACCATTTCTTCGTCACTTAGCCCGCGGATCAGACCTTGAAGAACCGACATTTCAAGCGTCGATAGCTGTGATGTCATCTCGAATGGCGCTTTGATCTGATGCGTTTTTTTCTTAAATGCCTTGACTCTTGCCATGCCTATTTGCCCCGCTGATTGATAATTGCCGCGTCAGCCGCGCGTGCCTGATCCAGCGCCGCCAGCCATTCATTACTGGCATCCTTGCTGTCACTTGCCGCTTTGGCGGCTTTGACACGGCGCTTGGCGCAATCGGTGACATAATCCAATGCCAAACGCGCCAGCGCCGTTTCATGGGCGCCCATGCGCCGGTTCTGCGTGCTAGTATCTGGCATGGGCGTGTTCGCTTTTGCTGTTGGCGCGGATCAAGTCACGCGCTTTCAAGATAACAGACTGATCATACAGGCCTTTGAACCGGCCATCGCGCATTGGCGCGGGGATATAGCCACGCTGGAACAGCGAATTCCATTCACTTTCGGATGCGCAACCAAGGTGACGCATTGCCATTTTCTGGTTGATATAACGCTTAGTCGCCATGGCGCACCTCACGATCCGGGCGGTTATCCGGCAAATGGTTGTCGGCGGTGGCAATCAGATTGGCCAGTGCCGCGTTCAGCGCTTCGATAGCTTGAATTTGCGATAGCGCCGACCGGTCGCGGGTGGCATCCGGATCAAAGCGCCATTCCACGCGCACAGTCTTCAACACCTCCATCAGCCGCACCAATTGCAAGCCCGCATTGGCAACGGCGATGGCGCTGTTCAGATCACCGGTGACGCATGGCTTTTTGCCATGCTTGAAAACCCGCCGCATCAGGCTAGCGCCTTGCTGACGTGCGGCGGTGACGATCATGCAGGGTGCGTGTCTATTCATGATTGCCACCAACGCAAGCCCGCACAAAGTCCGGTAGTTGCTTCGCCATGTCGCTAAAGCACTGGTCAAAGCGCTTGCGGTCTTTCTTGCACCTGATCCTTGCGCTAGCCTTGGTGCCAGCCGCCATCACAGCGGCGGCTAATTCACTAGTCAGTTGGTCAAGATCGTCGACACCATAAATCGACACTATGTTCTTGAATTCTTCTGGCAGACCAGCCAACGCATAGTCGGCGGTCAATGTGGCTTTTTTGCTTTGCAGTGCATCCCGCAAGCGGCCAACCTGATTGCATAGCCAGTCGCTATTCAGCGCATCCAGCAATGCCTGGCGCTTGCCTTTAACTGGTGTGGTGGCGGTCAAAACTTGTGTTAGCGCATCAGCCAACACGTCTTTTATGTCAAACTTCCAGTGACATTGATATGATGCGGGCTGATCGGGATGTGGTGTATTGACTGTCAAATATATCTCATCGCCATTCATGCCAAAAAACAGGCAATAGCCAGTATCACCATGTTTGCCATCAGCTATTTTCTGGCCGATGAACGGTTCCAGATTTGCGGCTATTAATTGCATTTGAACCGGTATATTTACACTTTGGCCTGATGCGCCAAACGTAGCTTTGATATTTTCATCCATTGTTATCCTCCATTTTGTTGTTGAATAGGTGGGCGGATTGACGGTCACCCCAGTCATCAATCCGCCCTGCGCCGCGCGGCTCGCTATCAATCGGTGGCGCAACTGGTCTGGTCATTCTGTATTTGAAAATATGTGCCTCGCTGGTTTCATGATCCGGAAACCGTCGGCACTCGATGGCCGCGCCATTCGCGCGTAATTCTGAAATGGCAGTGCTGGTGTTGACGGTGCGGCAAGCGGTCATTATTTCCCATGTTGAATGCCAGTCACCGTCCAGCATGAATGCATGCACGCGGCGCAAACGACTTGACGTTGCCAGCTTTGCCGCATGCATCTTCATGCCGCACCTCTATTGGTGTTAGTCACTGGCGGCCGCGGTACATCATCAGGCCATGTTGCATCATCTGGCCAATTGTCGCTGAACCATTGCATCGCTCGCGTTGCGCGCCCGATTGTAATGTCACGACCGGCTTGCAAGCGCCTGATCATGTCACCAGAACCAAAGACATATGTGCTGACGGTTGGCAGCTTTAGGTTCTTATGCCGCGCATAGATTTGTGCAATTTTGATTATATCTTCGCTTCTCATAGCGATATTATTAACGCTATTAATAGCGAATATGCAAGCACAATTATTTAGGGGCTTTCGTAAAGTCATTCAATTCGCTAATACTAGCGACATGGATTTGAAAGACACGATAGCCAAAAGAATGCGTGAACTTGGGTTAAATGCTAACAGCGCGGCCAAGCGTTTTGGCATGCCTCAAAACGCATTCCGTTATGCACTTGAAGGCCGCGCGATCCGATATGATCGACTGGTTGCAATATGCGGTGCACTCGACATCAACATCATCTTTGAAGTTGCGGATGGCACCAGTTTCAGGGAAACAAATGGCACCAAAAATGTCGATGCCGGTTTACTGGCTGAAATAATGTATGGCGTTATTCATGAAGCCACACAACGCGGCGTCATATTGCAGTTTGATAGAATTGCCGAAGAAACAGCCCGTGTCTATGCATCAGCAACAGCTAACAACGCTTCTTTAGAAGATACATTCTCCACAACTAAAGAAACCGCTTAACAATAGCCACACCGCGACGGCGACGGCGACGATCCAAAAGTTTAATGTCATGCCACTTTTGCGCTATAGGCCTGCGTCGCAAAGAGGGTTGCTTAAACTTAATCACTTTATTTGCTGTAATTTTTTGATTTATTGCAAAGCGATTTTTTTTATCACCATACTTTCCGCCTTTGATATTGTTCGTAATATCAAAGGATTATCTTAATAGGTGATTAAAAAATCGTTACTTGAGAGTAAAATTTTTCTCACAAATTAACTTTTTTTTTATTATCAATTGTTATCGTGTTGCTATGAAAAACTTCAAACTTCCATCTCTTGGAGCGGTGCTACTGGCGTGGTTGCTTGCGATTGTGTTTTTTGGCGAACCTGACGAACCAGATGAGTCATTCTCGGACAAGCTGGCGGCGGCTTCTGAAAAAGTCGAAAAACTAGAAGCACAAATAGAAGAAGAATACAAAGCCATTACACCCGAAATTTTTGATGAAACAATCACAACATTACAAAATGAAACGCAAATTCTGGATGTCTTTTATCAAAAAGGCGCTTTGGTGGAATGGACGCTAATCGTCGATGGTAAAGTATATCTGAACAGTGATGGATCAATTGCACAATATTATGATGTAGAAGACAGTATCAAACACAAGACTTGGAACGCATATGCGATGGCAATGTGTAATTTTCTATACCAAACAGGATATGCAAATGAAGGTGACAAGCGTGAACATATAGTAAGGATCGTTGACTATTCGACTCTCAAGATTACCGAAGGGCATTCAAGAAAATCATCACTAGGCAGTTGTGATTGCAGAGCATGGAAACCTTTTGATAAAGCCAAATAGGCAATAATCACTGCCGTCACCTGACATCACCATACACCCGCCAATATCTGAAACAATGGCCATGATCCTACCGCCACCGGCGCGGGTCATGGCGCACCAACGCCATCACCGAGTGAAGACACCACCCACAGGATAACCCTGCCACGCCTGCCACTAGCGGCGGCTGGCTTTATGCTGAGGATTCACCAGTCATGTCAATTCAGCCTGTTCGCCCCGTTAAACCGGTCGCGCCTTATGTTGGCGGGAAGTTCCACCTAGCAAAACGGATATGCGCCATCATCGATGCCACGCACCACACAATCTATGCCGAACCATTCGTCGGCATGGGTGGCATATTCTTACGCCGCACGCGCCAGCCACGCATTGAGGTCATCAATGATATCAGCCGTGATGTCACCACCCTGTTTCGTATCCTTCAGCGCCATTTTCCACAATTCATGGAAACATTACGCTTCCAGATCACCAGCCGCGCCGAATTTGAACGGCTAGTCGCGATCAACCCCAACACACTCACCGATCTGGAACGTGCCGCACGGTTTTTGTATCTGCAACGCACCGCCTATGGCGGCAAGCAAAAGACATTGCATTTTGGTGTTTCACGTGACCGCCCGGCAAGATTTGACCTGACCCGCGTTGCACCATTGCTGGATGATGTGCATACGCGCCTGTCGGGCGTGACGATCGAGTGCCTGACATGGGATCACTTCATCCCGCGCTATGATGGCGATGACACGCTGTTCTATCTCGACCCGCCCTATTGGGGATGCGAGGATTATTATGGCAAAGCGATCTTTGCCCGCGATGATTTCGCGCGGCTGGCAACCGTACTGGCGGGCATTGATGGCAAATTTATCCTGTCGCTGAATGATGTGCCGGAAGTACGTGCGTTGTTTGCGGCATTCAGCATTGAGGCGGTTAGCACAAGCTACTCGGTGTCAACTGGCAAGGCCAAGCAAGCAGCTGAGGTGATAATCAGGAATTTTTAGAGATGCTAGCGAGACAAGGCAATTTGAAGCCTCCTTGCTCGCTCACGGAAAGCGGCTTCGCCGCCTTCAAGTACTTCACAGACCGATTGCCTGATATGCGCATCTTCCAACCCACCGGACTCATAGCTGATAGGCGGCAGACCACTTCCTTTGCGATTTCCTGCGGTTGCAACAACAACTTGATCCGCATCGGTATTAACTACGAGATTGGCGTTATGCGTAACCATGAATATTTGCCGTCTTTCCTTCGCCTGTTCAAATAACGGAACCAACTCATTGTGGATTGATTTTGGGTCAAGGTTTTCCTCTGGCTGGTCAATGATAAGCGGTTTGTCGTTCTTTTCATCCAGCACTAGGTAAAGCAATAGCATTACTATCCCCCTGTTTCCTGGCGATAGATGGCGAATATCGGTTCCGTCATAGGCCATGCTGTATTGAAAACTGGCATAGGATGTGTCGAAAATCCACTTGGCAAATTGTGTAAGCCAGCTTCTGTATTCAACACTGCCCACCTCATATGATGAGTGTTTTAAAAGGTTTCCTGAATGATTGTCTCGAAACTTGTTTAATGCCGTCACTATTTGAGAGGCATCACCTGTTTGCCAGACATTCCGCAACTCTGTTTCGGCTTTTTCCAGCAGTGTCCCTCTACCTCTGAATTCACCAGCCGAACGTAGATCAAGCAAATCCTCACCGCGTTCTGCCCAACCTTTAAGATCAATATGACGCTTTACTGAAAATGTCAGTTTCCCCAGAATACCATCATCAGATTGCAACTTATGTGCAAGAGGTTCATAAATTGACTGAAGGGCATTTTCTTCGGCTAAAATTGCATTAATAATTATACTCAACTTGTCTGATCGTTGTTTCCTCAACGTTCCAATTTGGTTTGCCTCATTTTGGTGCCGTTCATGTGTCTGCTGTAGCCCATTTAACTTGTGTCTTTCCTGTTCCAGACGCTTCGACAT